ACAGAAACGGAAATCGGTAGATATTGACTTGTTGGTCAGTACCGTGCTATACTTGAAGTCTAGTTAAAATCTTCTATGCGTATCGGTTTAATTACGGACAGCCATTTTGGTGCCCGCAAAGGTTCAAAGCATCTTCACGATTACTTTGAACTCTTCTATAAGAATGTATTTTTCCCTGCCCTTGAAGAACACGGGGTAGAAGCAGTCATTCATATGGGTGATGCCTTTGATAGTCGTAAGTCAATTGATTATCAAAGTCTTGAATGGGCAAAGAGAGTTGTATTTGAACCTCTTCGGGGATATGATGTTCATATGATTATTGGTAATCATGATTGTTACTACAAGAATACCAATAGCGTTAATTCTCCAAGTTTGCTTCTTCAAACCTATCCAAATATTAAAACTTATAGTTCTCCAACAAATACTAAAGTTTGTGGAACAGATATGACCTTTATTCCTTGGATTTGTAGTGAGAACTATGACGAAACTTTAAAGGTAGTTAAGAAATCCAAAGCAAAAGTTGCCATGGGTCATTTAGAACTCAAAGGATTTCGTGTTAATAAACATCTTGTAATGGAAGAGCATGGACTGGAAGCGGATCTTTTTTCAAACTTCACAAAGGTATTTTCTGGTCATTACCACACTCGTTCTGATAATGGAACTGTGTTCTATCTCGGTAATCCTTATGAAATGTATTGGACGGATGTAAACGATACTCGTGGATTTCATATCTTTGATACTGAAACTCTAGAGCACACTCCAATTAATAATCCTTATAAATTATTCTATAACATTTATTATGAGGATACTCCACATCAAACCTTTGATGCTTCCGAGTACTCCAATAAAATTGTTAAAGTGATTGTTCGTAAGAAATCTAAACAAAAAGATTTTGAGAAGTTTATTGACAAACTCTATAAAGTCTCTATTCAGGATTTGAAGATTGTTGAAAACTTTGAAATACAAGAGAATGAAAACTTTGTAATTGACGAAGAAGAAAATACTATTTCAATTCTGAATCGTTATATTGATGAATCCGAATGTGATTTTGATAAGAGTAAAATCAAAGGTATATTTCAAGACCTCTATAAACAAGCTTGCGAAGTAGAATAAAATGTTTCTTCTCACACTCAAGGGTCGTAAAGATGATGGAGCATATGCCGTTCCTGACCAATATGGAGAAAAAGTGTTATTCTTATTTGAAGAAGAGGATGATGCCACTCGTTATGCTATGATGCTTGAGGACGATGAAGACTATGAAAAAGAAATGGAAGTCGTTGAAGTTGATGATGAACTTGCCATAAAAACTTGCAAGACGCATAACTACAAGTATGCCGTAATTACTCCTGATGATATTGTGATTCCTCCTAAAAATGATAACCTTTAAAAAAATTAAATGGAAGAACTTTCTAAGTACCGGCAATAACTGGACTGAAGTTGATTTCCAAAAAAATCACACAAACTTAATTATCGGAACGAATGGTGCAGGCAAATCCACTATTCTTGATGCATTAACCTTTGTTCTTTTCAACAAACCATTTAGGCGCATTAATAAACCTCAACTAGTTAATACGACTAATGAGAAAGATTGTCTTGTTGAGATTGAGTTTTCTGTAAATAGTCGGAATTATTTGGTTCGTCGTGGAATTAAACCAAATGTTTTTGATATTGAAGTAAATGGAAAGGAACTTCATAAGGAATCTGATGATAGGTTAAATCAAAAAATTCTTGAAGAAAATATCCTGAAAGTAAATTACAAGTCTTTTACTCAGATTGTGATTCTTGGTTCAAGTACCTTTGTTCCTTTTATGCAACTTACGACTGCCAATCGTCGTGAGGTAATTGAAGACCTGCTGGATATTCGTATTTTTTCTGCGATGAATGCTCTGATTAAGGAGAAGATTCGTCTTCAAAAAGATGAAATCAAATCTCTTCAATTAAAAAAAGAAAACCTTAAAGATAAGGTTGAGATGCAGAAGAGTTTTATTGAAGAACTTGAGAATCGTGGTAATGCCAATATAAATGCCAATAAAGAAAAGATTACCAAGTTAGATGATGAAGTTGGCATTTATATGAACGAAAATGCCAAAACCGAAGAAGAAATCTTTAAGTATGTAAAGGAGCAAGAGGAAGTTACTGGTGCCGCAGAAAAGTTGGTTAAACTTAATAATCTTAAGGGTAAGATTTCTCAAAAAGTATCTGTGATTACCAAAGACCATAAGTTTTTCTCTGAAAATACGGTATGCCCTACTTGCACTCAGGATATTGATGAAAGATTTCGCCTAGATAGAATTGCAGATGCTCAAACTAAAGCAAAAGAACTCCAGAAAGGTTTCCAGGAACTTGAGGAGACTATGAAATTTGAAGAAGAACGAGAGCGTCAATTTGTAGTTCTATCAAAGGTGATTACGAAACTCAACCATGAGATTTCTCAAAACAATACTCGAATATCACTCAATCAGAGGCAAATCCGAGACCTTGAATCTGAAATTCAAACTATTACCGAACAACTTAAAAACAGAAATACTGAAAATGAGAAGTTAGAAGAATTCAGAGAAAATCTCCAAAAAACTTTTGATGACCTTTCAACAAGAAAGGAAGAAATAGTACATTACGATTTTGCCTATTCCCTACTCAAGGACGATGGCGTAAAAACGAAGATTATTAAAAAGTATCTTCCGTTCATAAATCAACAGGTGAATCGTTATTTGCAGATGATGGATTTTTATATTAATTTCCATCTTGATGAAGAATTTAATGAGAGCATCAAGTCTCCAATTCACGAGAACTTTTCTTATAGTTCTTTTAGTGAGGGTGAGAAAATGCGAGTTGATTTGTCTCTTCTCTTTACTTGGAGGGAAGTGGCAAGACTTAAGAACTCTGTAAATACTAACCTGCTGATTATGGATGAGGTGTTTGATAGTTCTCTTGATGGGTTTGGAACTGAAGAATTCCTTAAAATCATTCGCTATGTCATTAAGGATGCTAATGTTTTCGTGATTTCTCATAAGACCGGTCTTGAGGACAGATTTGAAAGTGTCATAAAGTTTGACAAGCGAAGTGGGTTCTCATATAAAGTAGAATCATAATATTTTTAGTAGAAGTGTTACTATTATAAATAAGTATAACTGCTACTAAAAAAATGCCTAAAGGAGTTCATAATAATCACGTTGGTGGAAACTATCAAGGAACTTTAGAAGAAAGGTTCTGGAAAAATGTAAAAAAAGGTGATGATTGTTGGGAGTGGAATGGAACTATTTGTGGAAGTGTTAATAAAAAATATGGAGTAATAAGAGATGATTATAAGCAGAAAAAGGCACATAGAGTATCATATGAACTTCATAGAGGGGTTATACCTGATGGTCAAGTTGTTAGGCATATGTGTGATAATAAACTTTGTGTGAATCCCGAACATTTGCAAATAGGAAGTGTATCTGATAATAATAGAGATAAGATTGGGAAACATCTTTACATAGCAGTAAAACCTGAAAAATATAATGAAGCAGTTGCTCTAATGAAAAAGATGGGATATTACGGGCACTTGACAAATAAATAGGACTATGCTACAATAGGTTTCCTCCACACCATTAAGACTATGATAGTCCCCAATCGATACCATCATTCTAAGAAGGAGCAGAAGCGGAAACTGAAACCGCAGGCACTCCGACAAGCAAAGGCACGTCGCCAAGCACTCAAGAAGCGTCTCCAGCACGGTGACGCTTCTTTTTTTATAAATAATTAAAAAGTTTTTGTAACAATGGAAGCAAAACACGTTAAAGATTTGATGGAGGCTTATGCTTCTGTTTATGTCAAGCAAGAAGAAGTAGAGCAACTTGATGAAACACGCACAGACCCAAGAGGTCGCCCAGCTTCTGGTCCTATGAGTGTTTATGGTGGGCGTGGGCAAGATGCTGGTCCTGGTGGTTCTGGTGATGAAAGAACCGATAGAATGGATGCCGCTCAAAGAAGAGTAAAGGCAACTAAACCCGCAAAAATGGGAATGGCTGCTGACGCACTTCATACAAAGTATTCTGCTAGAAGAAAAGGACTTTCTTCTGGATCTGAAGAAGGTCCAGGACCAAAGTCTCCAAAGAGAGGTGGTCGTAAGGGTCGTGGTGCTGAAACTGATAGAGGAAGTGGAAACGCTGCTGCTCGTAGAATGAGAGAAGAGTTTGAAGGTGATCTCTTCGACTACATCCTTGAGCACCTAGTTGCTGAAGGTTATGCTGATACCAATAAGGCAGCTCTTGCTATTATGGCAAATATGAGTGAAGAGTGGAGAGAGAGTATTGTTGAAGCATTGGACCCAGAATTTGGTTCTATGAGAAAACGTGGTGGACGTAGTGCCCCTCCAGAAGAACGCTCTGTTGGTGGTGAAAGGAATAGAAGGAATAAAGATTATTGGGCAGATGTTCAAGGTAAAAATAGAGATAGGGGAAGTGGCAATAAGGCAAAAAGAAGAGCCGCAGAACTTGGTTGATACCACTTCCAAAACTGGCACACAAGAGGGTCTCACCACCCTCTTTTTTTGTATAATAAATAGTTAAACCTAATACGACGGCAATCTGTTAGGATGGTTAAGGCACTTTCGGGTGCCTTTTCCTGTATAAATACTTATGCCGTTGTATTAGAGTAGGATGAAAAATCCACAGAGATTTTATACTTACGCATATTTGCGTAAAGATGGGACACCTTACTATATTGGTAAGGGACAGAGGGATAGGGCGTATAGTAAAAATCATATTAATATTTCTGTTCCCCCAAAAGATAGAATTTTATTTTTGAAGAAAAATCTTTTAGAGGAAGAAGCGTTTAATCACGAAAAGTATATGATTGCTGTTTTTGGTAGAAAAGATTTGGAAACGGGTATTCTCCATAATATAACAGAAGGTGGCGATGGAACAGCAAATATAAGTGATATTACAAAGGAAAAAATGAGATTGAAGAAACTTGGAAAACCCCTATCTCAAAAGCATAAAGATAAATTGAGTGAAGTTAGAAAGGGAAATATGAGGTGGAATAATGGTATAAAAGAAAAACTTTGTAAAGAATGTCCAGGAGATGGTTGGGTTCGTGGAAGACTTATGACTGATGAAATGTCTGTTAAATATGGTAAATGGAATATTGGAAGAAAGGCAACTTTAGAAACTTTAGAAAAACTTTCTGCTAGGAGTAAAAAATATGAATATACAATTAAAAGTCCTGATGGAGAAATTTTTATTATTGATAATATGAGTAAGTTTTGTAGAGAAAATAATCTAACTGCCCGTTTGATGATTTCTGTTGCTCACGGCAAATATAAGCAACATAAGGGGTGGGAGGTTGTGACAGTTGAAAAACTGCCCAAGAAGGTGTGATATGCCTCAAATTTGATGTATAGTATCCTCATACAACACAAAAGCAGAAGCAAATGTCCGTTAAGTTTGAAGTTAAAGGTTCTCTTGCTCGTCTTCTGGCGACTGAAGACCTTGTTGTGGAACATAAAAAGGTGGAGACCGCTTGTTTTAACGTCCATACTAGGGTATTGACTCTTCCTATGTGGGAAAAAGCAAGTGATAATGTTTATACTATGTTAGTTCTCCACGAAATTAGCCACGCACTTTGGACCCCTAATTTTGATTGGACTAAAGAATACAAAATTCCAGGACAATTCGTAAACATAGTAGAAGACGCCCGTATTGAAAAACTTTGTAAAAGGAAGTATCCAGGTTCTCCTAAAAGTTTCTATGCTGGATATAAGGAACTTCAGGATCAAGATTTCTTCTTGATTGGTGATGATAATGTCACCAACTATAATCTTGCCGACAAGGCAAATCTTCACTTCAAGGTTGGTAACTTCCTGAAGATTGATTTTAATGCCGTTGAGCAAGAAATCATCAATATGATTGGTGCCACCGAAACCTTTGAACAGGTTCTTGACGCAGCAGAAGTTCTGTATAATTTCTGTAAGCAAGATAAACAGGAAGAATCTGTTGATGATATGAATTTTCCTGAAAATCAAACCGGTGGATCTTCTTCTAATTCTGGTGCCTCTGATTTTGAGAATCAGGAAGAGGGTGAGAATGATGCTGAAGAAACTGATGGTAATAATCGTCCCGATTCAGATCAGGATGGGCAGAGTGATAACAAAACTTCTTCTGAAGAAACTGAAAAACCCGATAAGACTTCTTCCGAAGGTGGGGAAACGAATGATCCTGAAGTTAAAACGATGAATTCTCTTGAGGAATCTCTTAAGAATCTTGTTTCTCATAATGTTCAGGAGAACACCTATGTGGAGATTCCTAAACTTGATCTGAAGCAGATTATCGTTTCTAACAAGGAAATTCACGATAAATGTAAGAAGACTTGGGAAGAGAATTCTTCTTATGTGTCTTTTGATCATTTTGATAAGCAGTTTCTTGAGTTCAAGCGTAATGCTCAAAAGGAAGTCAACTATCTGGTAAAAGAGTTTGAATGTCGTAAGGCAGCAGATTCTTATGCCCGTGCCACAACTGCCCGAACTGGTATTCTGGACTGTTCTAAACTTCATACCTACAAGTATAATGAGGATCTGTTCAAGAAAGTGACTACTCTTGCCAACGGTAAAAATCACGGTCTTGTGTTTATTCTGGATTGGTCTGGATCTATGCAAGACGTTATGCTTGATACTATCAAGCAACTTTATAACCTGATGTGGTTCTGTAAGAAGGTTGCTATTCCTTTTGAGGTTTATGCCTTCACTAATGACTATCCTGTTGTTTCCTATGAAGACGGTAAAGTTAGTAATACTCGCCAAACTGCCTATCAGAAGCGTAATGGTCTTCTTCAAGTTAGTGAATGGTTCTCTATGATGAATCTCTTTACCAGTAAAGTAAATGGTAAAACTCTTGAGGAGCAAATGAAGAACATCTTTCGTGTTGCTAAGTCTCTTGGGGGTTATTCCTATCCCATTCCACCTGGTCTCAATCTTTCTGGAACTCCTCTGAATGAGGCGATGATTTCCCTTCATGAAATTCTTCCCAAATTCCAGAAGGAGAATAAACTTCAGAAGGTTCAGTGTGTTGTTCTTACTGATGGTGAAGGACAGGCCATTAATTATCACAAGGAATTCAATCGTAAGTGGGAAAAAGAACCCTATCTTGGATTGAATAGTGTAGATTCCGCCACGATTCTTCGTGATCGTAAAACTGGAAATACCTATAATCTTGGTAGTAACTGGTGGGATGTTACTGATATTCTTCTTCGCAATCTTCGGGATAAATTTACCGATATTAACTTCATCGGTATTCGTGTTCTTGAGAGTCGGGATCATGGTTCCTTTATCCGTCGTTACTGTGGGTATTATGGTGATCAATACGACAAGGCGATGAATAGTTGGAAGAAAGAAAAGGCATTTTCTCTCAAAAATGCTGGGTATCACATTTACTTTGGTCTTTCTGCAAATTCTCTTTCTCAGAATACTGAGTTCTCTGTGTCTGAAGATGCTTCCAAATCACAAATCAAAAATGCCTTTGTGAAGAGTCTGAAAACCAAGAAAATGAACAAAAAAGTTCTGGGTGAGTTTATTGAACTGGTTGCCTGAATAAATACCTGAAAGAGTTTTTAACAATAATGTTGGAGTTGGAAAAATGAAACCAGGAAGAACTGGTGAGTTTGATACAAAAGTCAAAAACAAAACATTTACTTATGAAAACTAAATTTCCATTTGAACACGTAATTAAATACGACACTAAAGAAATCTGGATTAGATGCACCAGTAGCATTACTGCTATGGGCATTCCTACACTTGTTGAAAAGTATTATCCCGGATATACTGGACATATTGCAAGTGAAGACTATTTGAATAAACTACGCAATCAAATTTATAAATAACTAAAAAGTATTTGTAAGATGGACGCACAAGAACTTCGCAATCTTCAAGAAGCATATTTGGAAGTTATTAAAGAGTATGAATATCCCTATGATAGAGCACAAAGAATAAGATCACAGACATCTAGTTCTTCTGCTTATGATAGAGCACAAAGAATAAGAGCACAGACATCTAGTTCTTCTGCTTATGATAGAGCACAAACAAACAGAGCAGATGCTTATGGTAGGGCACAAAAAAAGAAAAAACAAAGAACGCAACAAGAACAAATAGACCTCTACGACATCATCCTCTCACATCTCCTTGATGAAGGTTATGCTGAAACTCCAGAAGCAGCAGAAAAAATTATGGTGAATATGAGTGAGGAGTGGAGACAAGATATTATGGAAGGTATGTCTATGAAAGACTTCAAGGCAAACCGTAAAAAACTTCAACGTAAAGAAGCAAGTGCTGATGCTCGTAAGAGAGGACACGAAGGTAAAACTTGGGTAGATTCTGGAAAAACTTATAGTCCTGATCAAGCAAAGCGAAATAGAGCAAATATGACTGATGCTACAAGGCAAGCATTATATCGTGTTGCTAATAACCCAGACGACGATGGTGGTGATGACCATTACCCAGCATCAAAAACCAATGATCCAAAGAAACTTCGTAAGCAAAAAGCGATGGGTGAGCACGGATGAAGACCACTTTCCAAACTGGCACACAGGGGGTCCCACGACCCCCTTTTTTCTTGTATAATTACTTCAGTTAAACAAAACAAACTAACTACATTATGCCTCGCAAAATTTCCGTGACTGACGAACAACTGATTTCTGATCTCCGATCTTCCTTTGGTACTGAAATTTCCGCTGGTGATATTCGCGGATTCTGTGCCTCTCGCAGTCTCAATTATCAGACTGTTACTCGTCGCCTTGAATCCTTCAAGACAGATCGTGGTCGCTGGAACCTTGAAGTGACTCAAGAGCGTGTTGAAGAGATTGAACGCACTTTCCAATCTCCTGCTGCTCTTCCTGCTGTCGAACAAAACCTCATTCCTGATAAAGATGATACCTTCGTCAAGTTTGGTAACTTTAACGATATTAAAAAAATTATTCAGTCCCGTCTTTTCTATCCTACGTTTATTACGGGTCTTTCGGGTAATGGTAAAACGTTCAGTGTGGAGCAAGCGTGTGCTCAACTGAAGCGTGAACTGATTCGCGTCAACATTACAATTGAAACTGACGAGGATGACCTGATTGGTGGTTTCCGCCTGGTCAATGGTGAAACTGTTTGGCACAATGGACCCGTGATTGAGGCACTGCAGCGAGGAGCAATTCTGCTTCTGGATGAGATTGACCTTGCTTCTAACAAGATTCTGTGCCTTCAATCTGTTCTGGAAGGAAAAGGTATCTTCCTGAAGAAGATCGGACGTTTCGTGAAACCTGCTGCAGGATTCAACGTATTTGCCACCGCAAACACCAAAGGTAAGGGTTCTGATGACGGTAGGTTCATCGGCACTAACGTTCTCAACGAAGCATTCCTTGAGCGTTTCCCTGTGACCTTTGAGCAATCCTATCCTGCCGTTGCCACCGAACAGAAGATCCTTGAGGGTATTTCTCTGGATCTTGGTCTTGAGGATCGTGATTTCTGTAAGCGCTTGGTTGATTGGGCGGACGTGATCCGTAAAACCTTCTACGATGGTGGTATTGAGGAAATCATCAGCACCCGTCGTTTGGTTCACATCATTCGTGCCTACAGTATCTTTAATGATAAGGCAAAGGCAATCCAAG